GCGTTATATAACTACCTGTCACTTCTGCTACAACGGGAGCTTCATGCGGGTGTGGATTACTATACAATACTGATGATGACTCATAGTATAAAAACTTTTCAAAATTATCAAATCCACTTACAACAGCCGTTTGCAAGTTTGTAATATCGGCTGCATTTGTAGTAGCTACACTTCCACTTATTCCAGCAACAACAGCTGATTGCGAAGTATAATATTCTAATAATTCCAATTTATATTTAAAGTTTTTAACTCGTTCTTCAGCTGAACTATAAAATACAAAATTATTAAAATCTGTATAATCTATATTTAATTTAATTCCAGATAAACTTCCAGAAAAATATGAATCGATAATTTGCTGAGAAGTAGATACAGATGAACCAATTAAGTCAGTCCATGTTTTAAATCCAGTTTCGGTTGAGCTTTCATCTTCTCCAATTGCATCAAAATTTGGGCCAGATAAAACATTGAATGTCTTTTCATATACCGGTGGAATGATTGATATATGATCGATATATGGCGATTTACGTTCTTCTACAACCCAGCATTTAAAATTTGGTTCAATTATATTATCTAACGGATCTAATAGCTTTATATAAACGTATTCGCCAACTACGACGCTATTAACAAATAATGCGGTTTGGTTTCTGCTAAAATTTAGTAAATATGTTTTATTAGTAATATCAGGAATTACATCTGTTAATCGTACTCGAGAAACAGCATCGCCATTATTATCTGCATTGGCAATCCGACCCGGTAATGTAGGAGGATTAACAGCTGTTTGATTTATATTACCAAACTCAGATACTTGTCGTAATGCATTTTGATTTTCACCATCGATTATTCTTAATTTTATCTCCGTACGATCTGGAGATATTTCTTGTATCTTAAGATATTGTTCTTCGTAGCTACCAATTAAATTTTTAAAGAAGTTTACAACAAAAGTATAATTACCAGTTTGTATTTCTAAATCTTGTAATTGTTGTGCAACATCGATAATTAATGGAGTAGATCCAAATGAATACTCATTTCCAGTTTCAGTATTATAATATACAGGAATTGATTTAATTGCATTTACAGAATGATTTCCTGTCAGCCAATTATCAGATGCATATACGTGCAATTCAATTTGACTACCCGCTCCAGCCGTTGCGATATCGGGATCAAAGGTATAACCTGTAGATTTAAATAAATTTTTGTTAATACTAGGATACCGTTCTGCTAATATTGCAGAAGTGGAATTCCGTATTTGGTCTATATTTTTATACTGCGTTAACATATATTATTCTATAACTCCACCTCTACCAACAACTAAATTGTCAATTGTTGCATCTAATACATAAGTCAAATCATCCGTACGGTTACCAGAAGATACTTTCTTAAACCAGAATATCCAAGCATCTCGTACTCCCGGTAATTCGTCCTCTGCTTTTCCTAAAGCCTGATTGAAATTGTTAAATAAGGTTTTTACGTTGTTAGTTTTTAATACTGCTGGGTCTCGGTCGAACAATGTTTGTATATTACGGCGTATCAAGTCTGTCGGAACTATGTCGTTATATCGATCAAATGTAACAGGTGGAGGATCGCCAGTTTCTGTATCTGGTAATATACTAGAAATATCTGGAATCTCCGGCAAAGGAATTGCAGTAGTAACATCAACGCCGACATCAGCAACTGGAAATGTAAAATAACGAAATTGCGTATCAATTGTATCTATAACACTTCGATTAGTATACCGTTCTTTTACCGTTTCAATAAGCAGTTTTTGATTGTCATCATTTCCAGAATAAATTATAACATTTCCGTTATTATCTCGTTTAATTATATCTGGGTTATTTGATTGTACTGTTAATCCGAATTCGGTATATAGACTGAAATTTGCCATTATCTAACTACTTTAAAATAATATTCATCATCAATGCGTTGTTCGGTAAATCCATCTACAATTTTAAACTCTAAACGATAATACCGTTCCGGCATAAATCCATTCATGTCTAGATAAATAAAGTTGCTCGTAGAATCACAACTAACTTTATTATAAATATTATCATATGGAATTATGATTTCGTCAGTAGCCGCATCTCTAACAGAATAATAAGTAGTTTCCGGTAAACGTTTAACTGTCTGTAATGGAAATAAATTAGTAGGAGATTTTCTAGGATATCTGTCTCGGCCGTATAAACGAACCTTAACAATATCAGTGTCTCGGTATTCTCCTTTTAATTTTGTGTACATTGTATATGAATCTAAATCAATTTGTGTTAATGTAGAATCATATACAGAATCATCCCAATACATTGTTAATTTTGGAACATATATGGTATGTGTATCTCTGCTAAAAAATCTAATATATCCTTGTTTGGTATTATCCGTCTCATCTGCATCAGAAAATTTTAAAATAAACCCATTATTTTCAATAGTTTTACCGCCAGAACCAGATACCCATAAACGTATTGCTCCAGACACATCCATATTAATATCTGTTGGTCTATACGTAAATGACTCTGTTTCATCTAATCCTGGTTGATAAAAATACGATGAATTAAACAAGGATTCGTCAAATATTCCTGATCCACTTTGATATAACCAAGATCCACCAGTACCTGATCCAGACACATATAGACTCGAACTATTTATTCTGATTTCTTGTGAACTAGATATCCACGATGATCCACTTACTGGATAATTCCATGTTATACCATCTGTTTTTATAGGACTAGAAGATTCGAACCCAGTTCCATTAATCCATGTTTGTCCAACTACTTTTGCATCAATCGTATATTCTGCTGGTAAATTTTTTGCGTGTGTAGTAAATAACTGTAATACAAATTTACAATTATTAATATCAACATTATATTTAGATAAAGTGTCTGTAATTTCAGACATATCAAACTTTACAACAGATCTGGATTTTTGTAAAGTCGATCCATCAGTGCTCAATCGTTTTCCTATTTCTAATACTTCATCTATACCCGTATTAGTAGTAGGAACAGATTCATACATCGTAGCATCTTTTTCTGCGTAAAATATTCTAAACATTTCTATATCCTTTTTTATACTAATGATACTTTATGCCAAGCACTACCACTACCAAAATATAAGTCTCCACTTGATGAAACTGCTAATGCTCCGTTAATTACAGAAGGCAACGATCCAGTTTTAAATGTTAATGTTGAACTAACAAATGAAGCTGTTACAGCAGTTGTAGAATAAGAAGACGTTACAGCAAATGATGATGTTGTAGATACTGACGAAGATATTGAATATGAAGCAGATACCGCATTTAATACATATGAAGCGGTAGTAGCCGAACCAGTTAATGACCCAAACAAACTACCAGTTATATTAACAGAGCCAGATAAACTTAAGTTTTCAACCGTGTTTCCTGTTAAAACATCATATAAATCTGAAACAAAACTTGCTGAAATAAGTCCGCCAGCTGTTATCTGTGCTCTATTATCAGATAATACACCCATGATTTCCTTTTATATATAAATATAATACTAGTAATTTACTACTCTACCGCGTATGTCTGAATTTGGAAATCTAACTTCGAATATACTAGGATCCAATGATGGATATATAACTCCAGACTTAGTAGCTGAACTTAAGTCATATGAATTACCAGAATATCCTAAATCAGTATCTACTTTATTATTCATGACAACTTTAACTACACTTTGTACTCCATCGGTATTTGCAATGATATTAACAACTTCTGATTTAATTATTGGTTGATTGATTTGCCATCGATCAATATTAAAGAATTCTCTAACATTGTTTAAACATCTAATTAATACATCATTACTATTATAATTCGATTTAGTAGTTATTTCAAAGTCTATACTTATATTAATAATAAATGCATCTTTAATATTAATTGCGTCTGTTAAAATTCTATAATAATCTAGATATGATTTTAAGTTTTCTTTTATTGCTGTATTTAATGCAGTTAATTGTTTCGAAGAATTATATCCTAAAACATACATGTTCATTGCCATCGGATTATTTATTCTTGTTTCAATTAATTGTTTTTGTGATAATTGATCATCGGGTACAATATACGCTTTTGATATACTGCCGAATCTTGCCGGCATTGAATATGATCGTATAATATAATCATTTGCAGTAACAGATCTGTTTTGTGTGGCAAAATTACCAACTGCATTATTTTTTATATCTTGTATAGTATCAATAGTTTTAGCACCAATTGCTGGAATTGGATTATTAACAGACACTGTTTTTTTAACAAAATTTAAAACAGACGCAGCCTGGCTAGAATTTACATCATCAGTAAATTCAATAAATTGTATGTTAGTTAATACATTTGCTGGAACGTTATCCGAAATTCCATTTCCTATTGTGTATGTAACAGTTAATGTGGTATTTGCTGGGGCTTGTCCATATGCTCTTGTATATAAAAAGTTCGATGGATCGATATCTACATCAATTGGTTTACGAAATCCTGCTAATCCATTCCCTACATTAGTTGGGTTTGGAATGATTTCTTCATCATTATTATCAGATATACCAGCACCAAATTGAATTTCGGTTCTATTATCAGATCTCAATTTAGTTACAAAACGTTTTGCAGTTTTTCTTAATTTTAATAAACTACCTACCGATGATCGATATTGTGCTAAATCTGGATCATTCTCTGCTAAATTAGGAACTTCTTCAAATATAGTATCCTGTGCTAAATATGGTACGTTATACCAATTATCTCCATCTGATTCTTCAATGCTTATTATTTCTATAATACCAGTATCAGGTAACACAATTTTATCATATGGTACCGGCGAACCAAAAGTATATGTAGCAGTTTTTACTGCTCCAGAAACAGCTCTTACTTTTTTCTTTAATAAATAATATGTTGGTTGCTTAGTTGCATCATCACTTTCATACACAGTAACTTCAGTAGTATCATATGACGATGAAAACGCAAAATCTACAGTATCTAATGTTCTAAATTCTATATTTGTATTTTGTGTAGCCACGCGCAATCCGGAATTAATTGTTAACGCATACGTATAATCTGGCCGAACTAAATCGCCACTTCCGATAGATGGTACTAATTGATATACATCTAAATCTACATGAGCAGCCGTTGCACTTTTTACATTATAACCTAGCATTCTAGATATATCAGTAATATTAGTTCGTTCCTGTGCTTGTGTTAATAACGATTCTTTTAAATTTGAATCAGTGTAATATGACAGAACATCCCCTACATAAGAAGCCATTTCCAGAAATATCATTCCCGGAGATGATTCATTAAAATCTGTATAATCATTTGGAAAATATTGTTTAACAAAATCAACTAGATTCTGTTTGAATCTATTAAAATCTTTTCCTAAATATGATATATCTTTTGTATTATTCATTGTTATCCAATATTAACTACGCCATTTTCTGTTAATTGTATACTAAGTGTTTGTTCTTCAATCGTGCCGGTTACTTGAAATGTTATAGAAATTTCTACAATATTTTCTAGTGTTGGATCATCAACGATTGATTTTATATCAATGCCAGTTAAACTAATATATGGTAACCAAAAAGATACAGCCCCACTTATTATTTCTGATATATTTTCTTTAAGATCATCTGTATTTGGTTCAAAAATGACATTCATTAAATTGCATCCAAATGTAACATTTTCAATACGTTCCCCGGGAGTCGTTAACAATAAATTTTTTAAATTTTCTAACGCCTGTGTATCAGATAAATAAATAGGCTCGAATATACCCGGACCGTTAAAATTTAAACTAATACCCAATACGCGATCTCTGGTAGCCGTTGGGGTATTAACAGTATTGCTATTTATTATCTGATATGCCATCTGTTTATCTATTCTTTTTCTTGTCTATCGCTTTCATTAATGCACTATAATCTCGAGTCATTGCATTTGCAACAGCTGGATCTACCGACATATTTTTTCCGGTTTCTGGATCTTGAATTACTGCTGGTGCTGCCATACTTGGATGCATTGGCATACCTCGTTTCATGTTTCGCTGAGCTCCAAAATTCATTGCATCTGCGGAAGTCATTGTTATGTTTTCATTCATTAACTCTCCATATGATGAATTCATAGCTACCGGCGATGCTTCTTTTAAAGACTCAGTACCATTTAAAATATTAGAAAATTTATTTTTATTAAATTCTACTTTATTTTTATTAGACCGTTTACGGTTACCTACTGGCTTTTCAATATACGATGTAGACTCATTAATTTTTGTAGTATTAAGTTCATTAATTGTAGACTGTAACCCTTCTTGTAGTATCTCCGAAAGTTCTTCTTTAATTACATTTCGAAGTTCTTCTCTTACTACTCGTTTTAAAATTTTTAAAAACTTTGTTGACTGTTCCATAATGTTTTTATTTTATTAATAAATATTTACAATTGTAATTTACGACCAAGAATTATCAGTTGGTTTAGGCCCATATACAGTATTAGTAGTAACATCTGTATAATAATCTCCAGATTTACCTATACCACTAACAGGAGCTCCATTACCAGATAATATTTTAGATGGAGATTCACGTAAATCAGATAACACGCTAGAGCCTCGTAGTAATATTTCGCGAATTGTTTGAATTCGTTCATTAATGGTTTCGTCTGGAACATTTACATCTTTATAAAAATCACTAGGAAATCTGCGATTTATATCTGCATTAGTAACTGATTCTTGTATTGTAATGTTTATAAAATCATTAGTATTACCTATAGAATTAATATTTCCAATTAAATCATTTAAATTCACTGCTTCGGTACCGCAAATTTTTAATAATAACTGATTTGATAATGATATACTCTTAACTATTGTTTTAATCACAGGATCCAATCCAGATAATTGTAAATTTATAACTCCGGCAATATCTCGAGTTTTTTCTAAAATTGATGCTAACTGTTCTATCGTTTGTGCTCCTACAGCTGGAAACGTTGGTGGACTGGGTAGTGCAAGTACTACAGGTATTAAAGCTAAAGCACCTGCTGCAGTTGTTTCTAAGAACGTTGCAATTTGTGGTATTCCATTAAGAACGCCTTCTAAATTTTGAATTGATATTTCTAATTTTGATATTAAAGCTTTTAATTTTTTAATATTTGGATCATCACATGTAATTTGAGTAATCGGCGGTAACTGAAATATCAAGTATTCTACATCAGTAGCTTTTTGCTTAACATCAGCAATTGTATCATTTAGTAACGATG